TTTTTTTTTTTTGGCAAAAGGAAAAGTAAGAACAGGAAATCATCGAAGAAAAGAAAAGCAAAGTGAAGAAAAGAAGTACAAACCAAATGAGTGGGAGTTGTGCCAAAGCACGGCGCTATTTTCGAGCGCGGAAAGCAGAAAAGCGCTACGTTAGCGAATCGTCAACAAACACGTCAGGAAACATGCCACGCATGGCCTCAGGCAACGCCTCACGGAACAAATCCGTGTGCATGTGTGCATGTGCCGAAGTGGCAACATCCATGGCCTCAATTGTCGAATGGTCCGCATGCTTAAGTAACCCAAGATAATTGAGCCACTTGTTCTGAGCAGTGGGGTCACGAGATTCAAGAATCATCGTGCGGTACTGGATGCCGCGAGCAGAATATTCCGGGATGGTCCCGCCTAACGTGAAACCACTGAACTCCCCAACCACGCCATTCAGGTTCTTGAACTCCCAAGGAGAATCCGGAAACTCATCTGACGCGCAGTAGCGATCAATCGCCTCGTCGTCACCATTGATAGCAACTGTGTCTTCAGCGGTGACATGGTTGATCAAAGAGGCAACGACTGCTCGCCTCAAGCTGTTCAAAGCCCAGGTATACCTGTCACCAGAATTTTGCATGGTGCCCATGGGGCCATGTTGGCTCCTAGCGTTCAAGCGCCGTTCGGCATACTCGGCCATGTACCAGCCCGGAAAACCAGATCTCATCATGACGTGTAAGTCAAAGTTCAAAACTCCAGCATCACAGCCCACATCCCATCGCGTGACGTCGGAAGTGTGGACACCATTGCCTACTCTCCAAGTTTTCGAATATGCGGCAATGAACTCATCAGGATTCATTCGACGATAAAACAGAAAATTGCTCGGAAATGCTGAAATTATCTCATCCTCTAAGAACAACGCAAACGGGCCATCACCAAGCGTTTGTTTAATGTCGTACTCATGAATGAGTTGGCCAGGTATGGCCTCCTTCTTGTCCCGCTTCTCATCTTTCTTGATGATTTGTCCCTTAAGCGAGATTCGAATGTCCGAACCCGTTCGATCAGGATCATGTGAGTTCAGTTTGTCCAACACCACATTTTCAGCTCGCTTGCTACAGTACTCGCGCACGGTGCGCTCACAGTATTGCTCAAACTTTAAGGCAGTCCACTGGGGTGGATTCAAAACGAGTCTGTCATACTCGTCACACAAATCTTTACGAGGGCAAGCTTTCATCCGGGC